CATCGATTTAGATGACGTTGACGCTGTATTGGTGGCTCACAACTGCAATGTCAAGGCCGAAAACAGCGGAAAAACTGCCCAAGATTGGGCGCATCTTTGGGCTGCCGCTGAGAACGACGCAACCGACCTGACCTATGCGGAGGTAAGCCGTGGCCATTAATCTAAAAAGCACCGGCAACCTTGCTGGCAACGGTGTCAAGTTACTGGTGTACGGCGCAGCCGGTGCAGGTAAGACTACCCTTGCTCCAACGCTGCCCAGCCCAATCGTTTTAAGCGCCGAGGGTGGCCTCTTATCGATTCAAGATGCCGAGCTGCCTTACATCGAAATCACCACGATGGCAGAGCTTCAAGAGGCTTACAAATGGCTGGCTGAATCGCAGGAAGCCACGCAGTTTGAATCGGTGGCCATAGACAGCATTTCGGAAGTCGCCGAAGTCTGTTTGAACTATGAGAAAAAAATTAATAAAGACCCAAGGGCAGCCTACGGTGCCATGCAGGAACAAATGGCCGACATTATCCGAGCATTCCGTGACCTGCCAGCAAAACACGTTTTGATGACGGCCAAGTTGGAGAAAACGCAGGATGAAATGGGTCGCATTTTGTACGCACCCTCGATGCCAGGCAACAAGACCGGCCAATCCTTGCCGTATTTCTTCGACGAAGTGCTGGCGCTTAGAGTTGAAAAGGATGCCGACGGCTTTGCCCAACGTGCCTTGATGTGCGATAGCGACGGCCTTTGGTTAGCCAAGGATCGTTCTGGAAAACTCGAGGCTTGGGAAGCGCCTGACTTGACGGTAATCATTAATAAGATCGGAGCGAAGAAATGAAAGCATTTCCAATAAGTAATAGTGCCTTTGATGATGAGCCTGGCATGGACTTGCGTGATTACTTTGCGGCAAAGGCGATGCAATCACTACTTTGGAATCCTGATGCTGGATTGGATTCAAAAGAGGATGTTGTAATTGCTGCCTATGAGTATGCCGACATGATGATGGAAATTAGAATTCAGGAGATACATACATGAACATCAACATCGCCATCGTGATGATTCTGGCCATTTTCGCCGAAACCATCGTGGAGTGGATTCTATGAACGAAATCGAAACGCTGTCCAAAGAATGGACTATCGCCAAGATGGAAGAAGCGGCAGCAACGAACTACCGTCGCCAGATCGAAGACAAACTGGTCAAGCATTTCAACGTGGCCGAATCCTTTGAGGGAACGCAAAACCGCGAGGTCGGCCAGTACGTCGTCAAGATCGAAGGCCGCATGAACCGTAAGGTCAACGCCGACAAGTTGCAGGAGCTGGCGGCTGCAAACGGACTTGAGGCGCATTTAAGTAGTTTGTTTCGCTGGAAGCCTGAGATTGCATCTGCTAATTGGAAAGCAGCAGATGAAAGCATTACCAAACCTTTGCTCGGCGCTATTACCACAACGCCAGGCAGACCAACATTTACTATCACCATGATCGGAGAAGAATAATGGCTTTTTTAGACCAAACCTTTGAGGCAGATGCAATGCCAGTATCAGAAAAATCGTATGAGCCGCTGCCAGCCGGTTGGTACACCGCAGCTATTACCGGTGCGGAACTGAAAAACACCAAGGCAGGAACTGGCCAGTACATTGCGATTCGCTACGACATCATTGGCCCAACGCATCAAGGGCGCATCGTTTTTGGCAACTTGAACATTCGCAACCCCAACCCAAAGGCCGAAGAAATCGGAAGGCAACAACTTGGCGAAGTCATGCGAGCCATTGGCATCGCAAAGGTGCAGGACACGGATGAATTGATCGGTGGCCAACTGTCGATTAAGGTTGATATTCGCAGCTCTGAGCAGTACGGCGACCAAAACGAAGTAAAAGCCTTTAAAGCCATTGCTGGCTCGACGCCACCCGCACCAGTAGCAAAGGCTGCGGCAAGCGGTAAGGCTGCGCCACCTTGGCAAAAGAAGTAATAAAAAAAGGGCAGGGTTTGACCCCTGCCCAACTAGTCCACACGAAGGAGAATCGGAATCATGAAAATTCCAGAGCCAGAATACAGCATCACCAACCTGATTGACAAGCACCACGAAAGCCGTCAGGAACCGCCAAGGCCACACCTTGGGGCATCAACCTTGGGTCACGCTTGCGACCGTTGGTTGTGGCTGTCGTTTCGTTGGGCGGTGCAGCAAAACTTTGATGGTCGTGTTTTGCGAATGTTTCGCCGTGGCAACCTTGAGGAAGCGCAGATCGTTAGCGACCTTCGTGCCATTGGCATCGACATCCAGCGCACGACCGGCAACCAATCGCGGGTTGACTTTGGTTCGCACGTATCGGGCAGCTTGGACGGTGTAATCAAATCAGGTGTGCCAGGCGCACCGAAGACCGAACACGTAGCCGAATTTAAAACCCATAGCGCCAAGTCGTTTAACGATGTGGAAAAAAAGGGTGTTGAAGAATCCAAGCCAGAACATTTCGTACAGATGCAGGTCTACATGGCCGGAACGGAAATTGATCGAGCGCTGTACGTGGCCGTTTGCAAGGATGATGACCGCATCTATACCGAGCGTGTCAAGTTTGATAAAGAGGTGGCCGAGAAAGCCATAGCGCGAGGCAAGCGCATTGCTCTGTCTGACCGTATGCCAGAACCATTGTCAGCCGATCCAACGTGGTATCAATGCCGTTGGTGTCCTGCGCACGACTTTTGTTTCGAGTCCAAGATTACCAAACACGCCAATTGCAGAACCTGCGCTCACAGTACGGCGCTAGAAAATTCAACGTGGCGGTGTGAGCGCCATGACGCTGACGATATACCTGTTGAATGGCAGCGCGAAGGATGTGATTCGCACGTACTGCATCCCGATTTGGTGCCGTATCAGCGCAAAGAAAGCACGAACGAATGGCAAGCCATTTATGCGATCGATGGCAAGGACGTTATTAACGGCGAGCCTGATACAAACGTATTCGGCTCCAAAGAAATACTGGCCAATCCGGCTGTATGTGCCAACCCTGATGAATTTGCGGTGGAGTTTCGTCGTGAGTTTAATGCGCGGGTGGTTGGATAATGCTCCGTGACTACCAACAACGAACCATCAACCAGCTCTATGAATGGTTTGGCAAGAACAAAGGCAATCCATGCTTAGTGCTGCCTACTGGCTCGGGCAAGAGCCACATTGTGGCCGCACTTTGCAAGGATGCCGTACAACAATGGCCAGAGACGAAAATCCTGATGCTGACGCACGTTAAAGAACTGATCGAGCAAAACGCCGAGAAGATGCGCCAACATTGGCTAGGCGCTCCGCTTGGAATTTATTCAGCAGGTATTGGCAAACGTGATTTAGGCGAGCCAATTACCTTCGCTGGCATTCAATCGGTGCGCACTAAGGCTGACTATCTTGGCCATATTGATCTAGTCATCATTGACGAATGCCATTTAGTTAGTCACAAAAACGAAGGTGGCTACCGCACGTTGTTGGCTGAATTAAAGGTCATCAATCCAGAGCTGCGAGTTATTGGTTTAACGGCCACACCGTACCGTCTTGGCCACGGTCTTATTACCGACAAGCCAGCTATCTTTGATGATCTGATTGAGCCGGTCAGCATCGAGGAGTTGATCTACAAACGGCACTTGGCCACGCTACGATCAAAGACCACCACAGCAAAACTAGACACTAGCGACGTTAAAAAACGTGGCGGCGAGTTTATTGAAGCTGAATTACAAAAGGCCGTCGATACCAGAAAGAATAATGAGAGCGTAGTGGCTGAAGTCATTCGTTTGGCTGGCGATAGAAAGTCATGGCTATTCTTTTGCGCAGGTATCAATCACGCGAAAAACGTATCGATTGAGCTGCGCGATCAAGGTATCAAGTCGGCGTGCATTACTGGCGAAACGCCAAAGTCAGATCGTGAACGAATCATCCATGAATTTAAAACAGGGAAAATAAGGGCGCTTACCAATGCAAATGTATTAACGACTGGTTTTGATGCTCCTAATATTGATCTAATCGCCATGCTACGCCCGACCATGAGCGCCAGCCTGTACGTACAAATGGCGGGTCGCGGTATGCGGATTAAAGATCATATCGATCATTGCTTGGTGTTGGATTTTGCCGGAGTAGTCGAGACGCATGGCCCGATCACCAACGTGCAGCCACCAAACAAAGCTGGGTCTGGAAACGGTGAAATGCCGGTCAAACTTTGTACTGAGTGCCATGAACTATGCGCCATATCAATCAAAGTGTGTCCGTCCTGTGGCCATGAATTCCCGCCGTCCGTACCGAAGCCATTGGCGCTACGCCACGACGATATTATGGGCATGGATGCCAAGGATATGATTATTACTGGCTGGAATTGGCGCAAGCACATAAGCAACACCAGCGGCAAAGAAATGCTGGCCGTCAGCTATTATTCAAAGAATCTATCCGACCCATCGATTACCGAGTACCTGCCACTTCGCCACGATGGTTATGCTGGCGACAAAGCGGTCAGAGAGTTAGCCAAGATGGCCAATGCGTCGGGTGTCGGTAGCCGTGAATTGTTTGCAGTCGGTGTAACTAAGCTAGACCAGATTGCCACGTACATGAATCATGGCAAACCACCGACCACCATTGCATACAAAAAAGAAGGCAAGTTTTATCGCGTCTTATCAAGGAAATGGAATGACTGAACGAATCCCAACCGAGCATGAAGAACAACGCGAAGTTGTTAAATGGTTTCGCCAGACATACACGGAAGTGCGAATCTTTGCGATACCCAATGGCGAGAAACGCACCCTTGGGGTGGCTGCTCGATTAAAGGTTGAAGGCGTTAGCCCAGGCGTTCCCGATCTATACGCACCAGCATGGCGGCTGTGGGTTGAAATGAAACGAATCAAAGGTGGAACGATCAGCCCACCACAAAAAGATTGGCACACATACTTGCGAGGCATTGGCGACACGGTGCTAGTGTGCAAAGGAGCCGAGGAAGCAAAAGAGCAAATAATAAAATTTAGGGGAGAAAAATGAACCACAAACTTTTAAGAATGTTAAACGAAGCAGGGTTTGAGTTCACGCCAGACATAATGAACAAACTGCCAGCGTTTGAAAATTTGGTTTGGTTGGAGCGCGAGGAGTGTGCCAAAGCAATGGATTCACTTGCTAAAAAAGATTTGTACACCAATTATTTTAAAGTGGCCGCTAATGCTATTCGCGCAAGGGGGCAGCATGGAGACTAAATTCTGCACCAGTTGCCAATGCACAAGGGAAGTCGATGGCGGAGTATTTCGCAAGACTCGCACTAGTGGTCGCTGGATGTGCCAGCCATGTTCTCAGCATAAGACAGAAAGTATTTATAAGAATAAATCAGGACAAATTGCTGACGTTAAAAAGATCATGGAAAAACTGTATCGCAATGCTGCACTAAAAAATATGAATACAATTTATGAGAAAAATGGTGAGCTATTATGATTACTCTTACACGCGAAGAAGCGCAGCAGGTGCTGGATGCTTTAAAACATTTGTGCGCGCACACAACAGCAATTAAAGGATATGACGGGCATAAAGTCCAACCACCGATAAATATGCTTAAAGCCAAACTAAAGCAGCCAAAGAATAGTTTTAATCCTGATTGGGACGCAATGGCTGTGATGGTTGAGGAACAACAACGGATGGCAAAGCGGATTGAGGGATTGGAAGCGCAACTAGCGCAGCCTGAGCCAGCAGAATGTGACGGTGGGCAGTGTGGTATTGGCGGGTATTGTAAAGAGTGTCCAAAGACGCAGCCTGAACCGGAGCCGGTGGCGGTGGTGGCATTAGATACATCAACTGTGCATATGTATGTTGATACACGGTATGTTGGCAAGAAACCTGAAACCAAGACAGCAATATTTTTTAAAGACCTAGAAATAGGAACACCACTCTACACCGCCCCACCACAACGCGAATGGGTTGGGCTGACGGATGAGGAGATAAACACTTTGCATTACGAACTTAAATGTGCAGCTATGGGCGCGACAAGCACCTTGGGTATGTACCGCATATTAGAAAAAGCTTTGAAGGAGAAGAACACATGACAATGCACACGTATCCGCTAAACGATTTGCGCGAACATGAAACTGATAAAGGTGCATTTTGCTGGTGCAGACCGGAGTACGACGAGGAGTATGACTTGTACGTACATAGAAGCATGGATGGGCGCGAAGAATACGAAGAAGGAAGGAAGCCGACATGAACGAACAAATTAAACAACTTGCTAAACAGGCAGGGTTTTATAAGTATGGCGATGATTTTGAAGACATTATAGAAAAATTCGCCGAGTTGATTGTGCAGGAATGTATCAGCATTGCTCAAGATCGTGCCGCATTTGATTGGGCTGCACCTAATGATGTGAATCATATTATTAGTGAGATAAAAGAACATTTTGGAGTTGGTGATATACCCGCGCCATCGAAGCCAAACTAAAGGAGAAGAACACATGACAATCGACATGAAAAAAATATGGTTTGTAGATGGACAAATCATTGAGGAACAAATACCTGAAGAAAAAATTTATTGGCAAAGCCTTACCAAAACAGATATTGACAAGGCATGGGAATGGGCACAAAAAAGCTCACCTTACGGGGTAACCCGTATCGAAACATTTGCCAGAGCTATCGAAGCCAAGCTGAAAGAAAAGAATGGATAAGTTTCAACAAGCAACAACAGATCAACTGTATTTCCGTGACCCAGACGTTGACCCACCACCTCGCGGAACCAGTATGCTGTTATTAAACCCTGGCGGCGTTTGTATTATTGGTGTGTGGGATGATAGTTGCATTGGTTGGTGTCCAAAGCCAAAGATACCAAGATCATTGAAGGAGAAACAATGAATCCAAAACTAATGGCCGCATGGCTTGATGAAACGGCCACCGATGAGCGCCACAACGAAGCGGCTGCAATGATTCGTCGATTGGATGATATAGCAGCCGTTGCCAGAGAAGTCGTGGTAGCCAAAACATATACTCACAGTAAATCAGCCTATGCGGAATTAGTTGATCTTATTAAGGGGAAGAAAAATGACTGAACACAAACACGCAAAATTAATTAAAGCATGGGCTGAAGGCGCGAAGATTCAAAAGTTTTCTAAGCGCACTCAAGCATGGGAAGAATCAGCCAATCCAACATGGAATGAAGAAACGGAATACCGTTTACGCATTAAACCTGATTATAAAATTGAGTTGAATGCCAATGTTTTGAACGGTGAATTGTTTATTGATGTTGGCGCACGATTTCCAAATATGTCGTTGGTGTTTGATGCAGGGAGTAATGAATTGAAATCTGTTGAAATGATTCAATGGAAGGGAAAAAAATGATTGCCATTGCAGCCATTGGAGCGATGTTAATAGGTGCTGGCATTACTGTTGGTGTGGCTGGATTAATTGCATATTTGATGATGGATGATAATGAACTGTAAAGATTGTGGTGCAAAGACGAATGTAACGTGGACTCAGAAACAATTAGGTGGTGTTAGACGGTTGCGTAAATGCCACAAATGCGGTTTTTCTGCCTATACAGGTGAAGTCTGGCTAGCGCTGTTGCCACCACCCGAGCCAAAACCTATTTATACTAAATCGGAGGTTGCGTTAATGAAAAAGAAAGAGGTTACTACCCGCAGGAAAAACGAAGACAGGAGGCAAGATGAGAAAGCATAACAACATGAGTATGGGTGACCATTACATTTACACGCCATCAACGACGGATGTAACAATTCGTTGGCGCGCTAATTACAACTGGATACCACCATCAGAAGACCCAAAATTTATGAAAAAATGGGCTGAGTTTCGTATGCGATGCGCTCAAGGTATTGAGCAAATCGTTAATCACTAAAAAGAGAGAAATCATGAAAAAACTATTGCCATTACTTTTTTTAACCGGATGCTCAACATTCGATATGCCGAATACATCGTTGACGGTAGAAAAAGATATTCAGCCCATGAGCCGCAATGAGGTCATCATGGCTATTCAAGATTGCGAATCTAATCGCACCAGAGCCGTCATGATACTGGCCAAGCGTAAGATTTCAGGGCGCACATCTGACGTTGTTGTCGATGTTACCTGCGCTCCGCGACCGTCGTATTATTAATGGCGAAGCGATTCGTACTGCTTGACGCACTGGTCTAAGGCTGCTTTGAGGCTGGCTGCGTCGGCACTGTACCCTGCAAGAAATTCTGCATCTCCTTTTGCCAGTTGCGCTCCGGTGGCTGCACTACAAGCGCTGGCGG